ACACAGCCGCAAGTGTGGCTCCAACGATATTTGATCCGTAGGTCTTTAGAACTTGGTTATAGCTTGTCGAAATGTTTTGTGTACCTAAAGTGGCCATTTACCCTCCGTTGATTAGCTTGGATTTAACAAAGTCCCAGGCGATGCTGATTATAGCACCTAGTCCACCAGCCACAAGTAGCATCTTGGTCTTTAATCCTTCAATGGCGTTTACCCTGTTAGATAGGTCACCGAAGTTGGATAAAGACCTTTCAAGCATGGAGATCAAGGTTATTTGACGCTCTTCCATCCTTGCCAACCTTTCCGACACGCTGGCAACCCTGTCTTTAAGATCGTACACCTCATCAAGACTCACGGCCCCGACCCTCCAGATATCTTAGTGCTACGGCAAGATGTACAACCGCATCCACAACCTCGTCCCGATCCCTTCCATCCTCGACAATCCTTTTGATGGACCGGTTGACGCTCAGGAGATGTTTCACCTTCCCGATATACTTGGTCTCCTTGACCATGTTGTTGTTCTCTACGGCAAACTTCAACGCCTCCTTGAAACACTCGTACTCCTTTTGCGTCATCAAGAAACGCAAACTGAAATTGGTGAGCCAGGTGGCGATGAGCTTTATCATGGGATGTTGAATTGGATTCCATCTGCCTCATCCCTAGTGCTTGCCAAAAGCCTAGCCTTGTAATCATGATAAGCGGAGCGAAGGTTAGCAATAAACTCACGCCCTTGTTCGACCTCAAGGTTCGTCAACACGCCAAGAGCGGCGTTGCGTTGCCAAACCTCATCATATCCAGCCTCGGTGATCTTGGCCGTCACAAGATCACGGATGCGGGTTAGGTTCTCTTCGTGGGCTTCCTCGATGGTGCGGGTGTCCTCAATATGCGAGAAGATTCCATTAATAAATATCTCTTGTTTCAAGCTCATACGCCGACCTCAAGATAGAATAGGTATGCAGAATTACTGCCTACATAAGCAAGCGTTCCAGCAGGATTTTCCCATGTTCCACCAGTTTTTGAATTAGAAAAATACACTGCTTGATTGCTTGCAAAATTAGAAGGACTGTCTGAGCTTGCTACACCAAATAAAGACGCATCTGTTCTTCCGCAAGTTAGCAAAGTAACACTTGTTGCCGAATCTAAATAACAAACACCATAATAAATTCCAGCTTTAATAGCCACAGTTGGGCTAATTGCCATTGTTTTTGTAATAGCACCCTGTGTTGTGGTAAATGTGTGTGATGTAGTAATAATTGGAGCATTAGGAACTCCATCTGAATTTGAATCGTATAATGCAACATACATGGTTCCATTTGCACCAGCATTTGCGTTATGCCTCAGCCTTAAGTTTGCGACAGTAATTGCAGGGAGATAAATAGGGTTTGTTATATACGCCCTAACATCCATACTTACGTTTAGCGTTGCGCTTGTGGTTGTTCCAAAAACTATTGGAGTATAATATCTAGTTGAGCCAAGTTTTGGCCTAACAATTGCTGGCAAGAATGTTCCCTGTCCCCCAAGGACTGCGTTCTGTTCCCCAGCGGCGGGAGCAGGAACATACCCAGCCGTTCCAGCCGTTCCGGTGCTGGCACCGACCATGTTTACTGGAGTTGTCCCTCCGCCGCCACCTCCAAAGAAGCCCATCGATTAACCCTGCCTTCCTATTAATTGCGCTGTGCTTGTGCTTGTAATTCCAGCTATAGCTCCAGTTGGAATAAATGAACCTTCAAATGTAATTCCCTGTCCGCTTGTCAACTGAATTCCATTCGCAGTTGTGGCTGTTCCATTCGTATCAATAAACGCTGTGCCGCTGGTGCATTGCACTAAAAGATATTTTCTGCTCGTATTTGACGCAAACAATGTCCCGTTGGTTGTTCCTGCTGTAAGAGTGCCAATGGTGGTTGTCCCGTAGGTTTGGTTTACATTGATACGGCCAGTTGTGTCGGTTGAAATAGCCCTAAGGTTTGTGCCGTCTGTTCCAGCATAAAGATTTGCTGTATTTGGTACAGCAGATCCAGTTGTTCCTGCGGACGAGAGCATGACATCCAAACGCCTGTTTGTTCCAGACGTTGTGGATGTGATTAAATTTCCAGATCCATCACGCAGGTTGGATTGTACCGTACCACTTGAAACAATAATTCCGTCAACAATGTCAGCTTGAAGAGTGGTAAGTAATGCCTCAATGTCAGTCAGATTTGCGCTAATAGACATTGATCCGCCGGTAAGCGGACCAAGGCTCTCAATAATCGTATTCCACTGACGACCCATAGTGGGCCTCCTTAATCTTTGCGATTGTAAATAGCTAGACCACCACCCGTCAACTGGACGACATCAATATCACCATAAATGGTGACACCGGCTGCCATGGTTGCAGTGCTGGTGGCTCCGCTAATAACCAAGGTTGCAGTGGATTGCGTAAGTGCAGTTACCGCATCGAAGCTCCCCGTTGAAGAGGAGGCAGTCGATGCGATAATTGTACCCGCATTACCAAGCGTAAGGCGAGATAGCAGGCGCATTAGCTGTGCAACGCGATGCGGTAAGAAGTTCCGTTGAGCGTCACGTTCAGCGATGCAGGGGCAGTAGCAACGGTGTTAACCGTGCCGCCGCTGGACGATGCAGTGATCTCAAACACATTGGTGAAGCCCTGGGCATCAAAGCGCAAAGCGCGTCCCTTGGCTTTCCGTTCAGAACGTACAAATTCTTTTGCCATTTTATTTTCTCCTTAAAGCCGTTGCACGTTTGATGCTATCTGGCGTGTATTGGCTCTTAAACCTACTGCCAAGCTTTTGTTCTTGGCGGTAGTACCCCTTCATAAGATTTGTTTGATTGACTCCCAGCGGGTTGTCGAGGGGTTCGCCAACCCCCACCAGGGCCAATCTTGCTGGCACTTGAAACCTTTTAAGGTAACGAGGGACTTTATCCCGTTCGGCCACTGCCTTTTCCAGTTCGACAACATTCCCATTTCTGGTGTCCTCGTACTGGTAAACAGGCATTAGCTATAGTTCTCCTTATCAGACTCCTCGGCCATCTTCATCATTCGCTCTTCTTCGGACATCGAATTTTCACCCTCGGCCATGTCTTCCGACTTGTCCTTGGATTCACTTTCGCTCATGGCGTGTTCCACATTAACGTGGGCAACACCATTTTCGATCATGTCAATCGTGCCAGAAAGTTCAACCGAATCACCAACTTCCGGTGCAACATTGTCGCCACCATCGTTCACTTCGAACTTGGAGACAGGCAACATCACCATACCAGATTTCATCATTTTATTATTCATTGGTTTTTCAGTTGAGGAAGAAGCTGGGGAGGTTTTATCCTCCCCAGCCTTTCCAGGGCGACCCATAGCGATAACTAGGGTTCCCATTTAATTATTAGCTGTAGTTCGACTTAGCAACCAACACTCGGAAGAACCGAGGGTCCAACTGCTTGGCAGCATAGAACGTCTTAAAGGACGCTACGATACGCTGTCCGTAGGGGTCGGATTTGTCTGGCGCGTCAATGATGGTGACCTTAGGCGCGAAGGGCGAGCCAGAAGCCACAATCGATGACAAGCTGGGTACGCCGAACGATCCGCCGCCGAGCAACACGTTGGCATAACCGGTGTTTGCACCAGTCGTTCCAACGCTGTTTTCAGCGATACCAGAGGCTGACGTGTTAAACGTCTGCACGTTGGTTGAGCTTATTACGCTGCAACCAAAAAGTTTCCCGACCTCTCCCCGAAAAATTTGATCCGGAGCGGAGTAGCTGGAAACCTTCAACCAATCATCGTCCTGCTGGAGATCACGGATAACGGCAGGATGCGCGACAAGCGCGTAGCCGTCCTTGATCTTGGGAGCACGAGCGATAAACAGCGAGGTCGCGCCATCGAGCAAGTCGGTGGCAGTGATCGAACTGTTAGCAACCGAGCTAGTAGCCCAGGTCGTTCCGTTGGTGCTGTTCTGAGCATAACGGTTGTATGACTTGGTGGCCACGCCGGTGCCGGTGCTGGTCGAGGAATCCTGAACCAACGCGCGGTGGCAGAGGGTGTCGGCGTGCAGGGCAGCGTCTTCACCGAGTTGCTTGGTGGCTTGGGCGAGGTGGCTGAACAGTTCGGTGGCCAAGAGAACGTCCGTGAGGATGATCTTGGAGCCGTACTGTACAAGGGTCGCTTCAACCGAGGAGAGGGTCAAATCACGCTCGTCACCGCTGACGGAAGTAGTACCTTCCGAGAGGTTGGCGATTGCGGTGATTGACGGATCTCCAAAGCGGAAGAACCGAATCGTTTTGTTCCCGCCCGTTTTGGTGGGGTAAGGAACTTTCATTGCGAACTGCTCCATTTGGAGCAAGGGGAGCGCACGCTCCAGCAACGCCTTCGAGAAGTACGTCTGGAACTGCGCCGAGACTGAACCAGTGGTAACCATATTAGTTTATATCCTTTGTTGACAATTAAGCTCGGTCAGCTTCCGCAGCCATCTTAAAGAGTTCCTTTTCCTGCTCCTCCAGGGAGAGTTCATGGAACGCTTTAGTCTTTTTCGGCGCGGACGGTTGACCAGAAGCTGGCATTGTCGCTTTTCTGAGTTGAACGAGTTCTCGTTCATACTCTGCAACCTTCTTTTCCAAATCGGAGGCGGACTCCGCCTTGATGCGGATCTTGGCGATCCCCACAGCATCCTTAATTCCCGCAGGGTAATTGCGGAGGATCGCGTGGTTTTGAAGCATATCCGATACGGCCTTGTAGAGTGCGCTGTTGGAATCTTTGAGATCGGGGTTGCCCTCGACCTCTTCCAGCAGATTTTTATCCCAAGCAGACTTTAATTCTGATTGGGTTTTCTGCTCAATCTCTTTGCGCTCTTCGGTCTCGACTTCAGTGGCTTTGTTGTCGGCGAGTTTTGCAAGATCATCGCGGCCTTCCTCGCGATAGCTTTTTGCCGCCTCTCGGTAATCTTCCGCGCTAAAGCGGCGACTTCCGCTCTTCTGCGCTTCAGCACTAGGCTGTGTAGCCTGGTTTTTGGCGTTCTCAATGGCATCACGCTCCGCTTTTAATCTTGCTTTCTCCGCTCTGACATCTTCCCACTCTTTTTCAAGACGCGACTTGGCCTTCTCGTATCGGGTTGGCTTCTTCTCTTCGGAAGCCGACTCCGACTTGGATTCTTCAGGTTGCGTTGTTAAAGAACTTTTCGCTTCTTTGGATTTCTCCTCAGTTGCGGGTGCTTCACTCGAAGCATCCTGTTTGTTTGTTTTGGCTTCATCAGCAGTCGCGGGTTGCTGCTCGTTATCTCCGCTGGCCTTTTCAGAAGCTACTTGCTCAACCTTGGCTTCCTCATCCTTTTTGGGTTCGGGGCTATAATCCCTTCCCTCATCGGCTGCGGCTGCCATTGCTAACATGTCAACTTCCGTCAGGTTATTTGAATCGGCCATTTGACCCTTTCTTACACTAATTGCTCTGGGAGTCAGTCAAAGCACTAGGTTAGTTTGCCACTGGTTCATCCTCTCCATCACCGTAGCCAGCAATGGCGGAGTTTATTTTTGTGCTTGCCAACGACTCTAAGGTCGCCACACAAGCCCTATAACCATTAGCACGTCCACAAGCTTCCGCAAGTCTATCTGGTTTTTCCATGACTGCGGTTGCATTTTGGCGAATGGTAAGATTAAGTAAGATTAGACTCAACCGCTTTCCGGTTGGAGTCCCAAGGAACGCAGTCCACGCCTTCTCGTCCTCCTCGTTCCACTTAGGCTCTTCAACCCAAGCTTGATCCCGAATAAACGCCAATGCTGCCTTTAGTTTTCTCATAGTTTTATCGCCCAAGAATCACCCTGGAAAAGTACGGCTTCTTTACCTGTAAGCGTCTCGTGTATAGCCTTTTGTACATCCTTGAAACTCCAATCGTGTCCAGCAAGGACCGCTCCATCACGAAGCTTCGGCCTCCAACCCTTGATGTCAGCCAAAACTGCTTCGTACCTATGATCGCCATCCACATAAATAAAATCTAAATCACTATCTTTAACATGCGCCAATGCGTCAAGGCTTTTTCCGCGACTATAGAAAACATTTCCAAGCGGAGTTGTGCGCTCTTGAAACGCCTCAAAAACAAATTTCATCGGGCATTGCTGGCTTGCCCTATCTTGAATATCATACCCGTTTAGCCAAGGATCTACAGCCAATACTTCCTTGAAATGCTTGGCGATGACAACTGTACCCTCACCACTATACGAACCAATCTCAACCGCCTTGCCAACCGCGCCTTGCTGGTTAGCCCACTCGCAAAGATGTTTTAAGCCTTCCGCTTGGAAGGCATCCCGCATTACCGGTACTTTCAAGCAGCAGCAGTCGGGAGTGCGGGGCTGGTCGGTCCCATGTTCTCACCAATGCCTTGTGGCCTTTGCTGAGTCTGGGGTTTAGCCGCATCACGAAGCTGTTTCTGGATCGCGCGGGATGTGTT